TTACCATTCAACCTCATCTTCTGAAACAAAATCTTCATTAGATGCAGTTTTAGCTTTTAATAAATCTTCTCGCACATTAGGTATAGAAGATAAATACATTGTTTCCATAAGATTTTTATAATCATCCGCACTAATTAATACCACATCGCCATCTTTAGTATTAATTGTTGCTACTTGATTATATTTAGCAACTTGTTCTAAAGTATTATAAAGATTCTTTCTAAAATTTGAAGCATTAGCTGTAATCATTATAATCACCTCAAATATAGTATATCGTACTTATTAACGTACGTCAAAATATATTTGAAGCGATTATAATATATAGCATATCAAAATCTATATTCTTAAAAATTAAAAAGAGAAAATATATTCATTATAATTTGAGCACATGGGCACAAAATGGGCACAATTATAAAAATAAAAACTCATGGATTAAAATACCCATGAGTTTTTATTTTGCTTTATTCTTTATTAGCTATACCTAATTTACCAAAAACATAAAACGATAAGCTGAGAATCATTTAATCTTATATACTATATTTATTTAGGTCAATTACTATATAAAATAAGCCCCTATTACCTAGATTATTTTTCTAAGTAATAGGGGCTTATTAGCGTACAAAAGAAATCGTTATTTTATTTTTATAATTCTTTTCTTAAATTTTATCTATAACCTTATTTATTTCTGTAATACCTTTGCCATCTAGCTTATCTACTATTCTAAGATAAGCTGTATTTCTAGCTACCACAGAAGTACTGGTGGTTGTGGCTATTTGTTTTTGTAATTTATCTTTAAGCTTTTGTTTCTCGTCCTCAAGCTTGGACTTGACAAAAAGCTTTGCAAATTCTTTTAATATGTTCATACATTCTCCTTATCAAAATAATTTTTCTGCATCAGTGATTCCACGAGAAATAGCATTAGCAAATTCTTCTATTCTATACATAAGTTTATAAGCGTCTTCTTCATTAGAGATAAACGCTGTTTCTACAAGTACAGCAGGCATACTTGTTTCCCTTAATACACACAAATCTGGACGTTCTTTAATACCACGGTCCACCATATTAAGTGAATTAACAATTTGTGTCTGAATACATTTAGCTAAAATATTAGCTTTTCCACCATTTGATGAATAGACTAATGTTTCTGTTCCTTTTGCACTAGCATTAGCTGCACTATTACAATGAATAGATACAAAAATATCTGCACCACTATTATTTGCAGTGGCACAGACATTAGGTTTACCTTCTGTTTCTCCGTTTAAATTATCACTCTGGATAAGCTGGCATGGATAGCCAATAACTTCCATTGTCTTTTTTACTTTCTCTCCAATAGCTAAAGCAATATCTACCTCTCTAATTCCATTTGCACAAGCTCCAGGGTCTAAATCCATATCATGTCCAGGGTTGATAAAAATTTTTAGCATTATGGCATACACTCCTTTTATTAAACTGGTCGAATTCGACTAGTTTAAAACCTTCCAATTACCGTCCAATTAAATCCTTTAATAGTACGGTTTACAAACTCTAACTTTCCAATTATTTAACTGCATTGAATAGATTTATTTCTTTGCTTTTATTTCTGTAAATTGAGCCAAAGTATCTTTTAATTTTTTAGGAACTGGCAAACCACAATTACTAGCATTTTCTAAAATACTTAAGCCTTCATTTCCAATAAAAAAGAGCAAGACAACATTTTTTATCAATGCGTCCTGCCCAATTAACACATCCATCTGATGCGCTAATATTACCAAGCAAAGAATAACCATTTTCTTGATAATACCTTTGAAACCTTTCCTACTATCTAAGTAAACATTAGACATTATATATGCAGCACTTAGACCTGTAATATAATCAATAATCATAAAAATTAATAATATTTCTATCTGATTGTTCCATTGCCCTATAAAGTGCTGCAATAAAACTCCCACAAAGGCAACACCTCCTCCAACATACGTTTCTAATTTAGTAGGAATTAAAGAGATGATAAAATTTATAAATTCCTCATGCATATCACCACCTACTTACTAGATTCTAATTCTGATATTAACTTTTCTTTTAAACAGTTGGGACATTTTTCATTTGTACATTTATTTTCTTCGTTTAATTTTTTAGCACAAATATTACATCTTTTAATCATTTACATTCACCTCTTTTAGTTTATTATTTGTATCTTCAATAACAGCTGCATACTCTTGTTTTAGTTCCTCTTGTAATTCGGTATCATCTGTAAGTACTGCTACCAACATAGCGTCTTTTATATCAGCAATTTGTTCATCATTAGCTGCCATAATTTCATTAATTTTATTAAGTAATTTTTCTTCTTCTGTTGGTTCTTTTGGTGGCACGTATTCACGTTCAGATTTTGCCTTAATATAGATATCAACATTATCAATATAACCTTCAAAATCAACATTAGGATATTCTTTAAATTCTTTGTTGACCACACAACATTCTTGGTAATTATCGTAGATAACTTCGTTTATATTATCTAAACTAAGCCCACTATCTAATTTGAAATTTTCTACAGTATCAGTATACTGTTTATCACTATTTATAATTAAAATCTCGCCTTTTTGAATTTGAAAAACTCTCATAAATTTATTCCTTTCTGTGATATACACTCCTAAATTTTATTTTTAGGAGTGATTATTTTGAGAAAACCTAATGGATATGGAAGTATTAAAAAATTAAGCGGTAATCGGAGGCGACCTTTTGTTTTTGTTATTACTCAAGATGGTAAGCAAAAAGCTATAGAATATTTTTGCACACAAACAGAAGCTGAAATTTATGCTGCCGATTACAATAAGAAAAATAATAAAATTCTTCATGGGCATGAAACCACCTTTGATGAGCTATTTTATAGATGGTTACCTTTTTATATAGACAAACACCAACCTAGTAAAAGCACTATAAACAGTTACCATAATTCATACAAGCATTGTTTGTCCTTGCATGAAATGCCATTAAAAAAAATTAAGTATTACCACTTGCAGGACATTATAGATACAGTTAAAAGAAAAGGACTTTCCTACAGCACTTGCAAAAAAATCCGTTCTACTTTATCACTTATGTTTAAATACGCTTTAATGATGGAATACGTAGATAAAAATTATGTTATGCTTTTAAATTTAGGCAAGAATAAACAAAAACGACCACACAAACCATTTACAAGACAAAAAATAAATAAGTTATGGTCTAATTTAAATATTGAAGGTATAGATACTGTGTTAATTCTAATTTATACAGGTATGAGAATAGGAGAACTTTTGGAGTTAACCAAAGATAATGTTTATTTACGACAAAAATACATTAAAATTACAAAATCTAAAACTAAATCTGGATTAAGAATTATCCCTATCCATGAAAAAATATTTCCGCTTATTATAAAAAGAGTGAATATGCCTGGTAAACACCTTATTTGCCAATATAATGAAAAGCCTTATAATTACAGCACTTATTGCACTTTATGGGATAAGATAATGTTAGCACTTAATGCAAAATATACACCTCATGATTGTCGTCATACTTGTGCTACTTTGATGGATAATGCAGAAGTAAACTATAATGCTAAACGTAAAATATTAGGTCATGCATGCAGTGATGTTACAAATGGAGTTTATACACATAAAGATATTAGACAACTCCGCAAAGCAATTAACAAAATAAAGTGATACTAATAAGATACGTATAAACCGAATTAAGCTTTAAAAATCAGCATTAGTTAGACTTTATTTATGTTACTAATTGCTACTTGTAAAAACACTAAAAATAGCATATTTCTAAAACTTAAAAATCCTATAACTATGCATATTGCCCATGTTATAGGATTTCTTTTTTTATTAAAAATTAGGGAAATATTTATTTTTAATATTATGTTTACAGCCTTTATTGAAATTTTACCTGTGGGGGAAATTCCAAGCCATAACCATACAGGTAGTATAAATACAGCAGGTGAACATACTCATTCGTTAACATTAAAAGCATTATGGGGTGATGGTAATGGTAGTGGAAATGGTTGGGCTGGAGATACACGAGATGGTGGAAGTAGAACAAATACTTTTTCTACTGTAGGCAATCATACTCATACAGTAACAATAAATTCTACAGGTTCTGGTCAACCACATAACAACCTTCAACCATATATCAGTGTATACATGTGGAAACGTACTGTATAAGTCTGTGGGAGAATTACCCTCTCATGGTCATAGTGCCAGCACAAATACAACTGGTAATCATAGACATACACATCCAGGTTGGAAAATGGGAGAAGGAATTCGACATCAAGATGGGTGTAGTGCTATCCCTCAACGTGGCGACCAAGGTGGTTATAATGGAACATATACTTTTTCTACTGCTGGAAATCATAGCCACACAATAACTGTTAATAACACGGGTTCAAATACAGCTCATAATAATATGCAGCCTTATATCGTATGTTATATATGGAAACGCTATGCATAAACGACTGTGGGGGAAATGCCGAGTCATAATCATACTGGTTCTACAAATACTACAGGAAATCATTCGCATAATACACCTACCACTGGAACATATGATGGTGATGGTAAAGGATATGACCCTGGTGGAGGAAATAACCCTAATTATACTCAATGTTTCACTTCTGAAGCAGGTAGTCATTCACATACTATAACTATACAAAATACAGGCTCTAGTCAAAGCCATAATAATATGCAACCTTATATTGTATGTTACATTTGGAAAAGAGTAAGTTAAGCTGTACGTTTCCAAATATAAACACTGATGTATGGTTGTAAATTATTATGTGCATTGTTGCTACCAGTATTATTAATGGTTACCGTGTGACTATGATTACCGTCCGTTGAAGTATTAGGTAAAGCATTATCCCAATCATTACCAGCACCCATACCTCTATGGTTACAGTTTCTGTCATATAAACCCCAAACACAATAGCTGCCGTCAGTCCAAATCGTTCCGTGATGATGATTACCTGTTGTATTTATGCTTGCAGTATGTGTATGTGAAGGCATTTCCCCCACAGTGAGTTGATGCACAAACTCTCCACCTGTCTCACCTGCTACAAAATTATGTGTATAATTTTCTGTTTCTACCTTACCTTGTGCCAAAAGTACACGACCAGCAGGCATTGCTTCCCAAGTACCAAATCCAAACAATTCTGCTGGATTTATATTAACCGTTGAAAAATGGATATATCCAACGTGCATAATTTTTTTTAAAACATCAATGTCTTTTGAGGAATACTTTGATATCGCATTTCTAACAAATGCACAAGTAGCAAGTTGTGTATCATTCGTATCTACATTAGCAGTTGGAGCTGTTGGTGTTCCTGTTAATCCAGGGCTTGCTTTTGGTGCTAGTGTAGATAAATCTACACTAACAGCACTTGCAACACCATTATTTATATATACTGGCTTGGTAGCACTTCCCACTGTAGAAGTTCCTAATTTATTAGCAACACTTGAATTATTAGCATTTTCTGCTGTAGTAGCTTTTGCTGCTAAATCTGCATTAGTTGCACTATCGGCTTTACCCTGAAGATTGCCTATAAATTTAGTAGCGGTAATATTATACCCATTGGCATTTATATTACCTTTCATAGTTCCGCCAGATAACGGTAAACAAGCTTCTTTAGCCCACTCTTTTATTTTTAATTTTATGCTATCTAATGTTGCTTCAGCTGAACCAAATAATCTTTTTATTAGATTATCATGTGCATTTTCATCAGCATTATGTTCATCTATTGCATTTTCTAAATCTTCAATAGTAGCATAAATTATACTACCATTTACTATTACCTGAACATTTTCTGCATTACCAATTACAAAATCTATATTAACTATACGCTCATCAATAGGCGTTGTTTTATCATACAAAAAATCTGCACCATTACCTGAAGTTGCATATGCATATAATTGTTCTTCACCACCATCAATTTTAGCCATTATACCTATTTCACGTTGCCAAAAGCCGATTTCTACTTCTTGATTAGAAACTCTAAATTGTATTTGGAATTGTCCATTTTGTTTATCTACCCATTTAGCTATATTAGCACTTAATCTTTCATTTTTAACTTTTGTAAAACTTAATATATCGTCATCATCATCAATTAAACCATCACCTAAAGCTACACGTGTAAATGTCAACGTTTGTCCATTTTGACTTTTAGCAATCATTTCTTTACCAATATTTGTAACAATACAAGCAGAAAATTGCCCTGTATCATATTGTTTATCTAGTAACGTACTTCTATTTTGTAAGCTATTCATAATCTATTACTCCTATTCATAATAATTTGCAGGAATATTTATAATCTTAGCCATATGCACTATGCCAATTGTATTATTCTTAGTTATTCCATTTACATTTATATTAAATTTACTATTAGCTCTAATATTTATAGTTTTACATTTAGTCACTATTCCGCCTAAGTAAAAGTAGTTTTTACTTTCTGTAAAAGCTATATATTTCCAACCTATATGAGCTGGAATATATATATTTAAGATTTCTTCTAATGCTTTAAAATCTGTTATTTTATTATCCGGCAACATGATTTCTAATAAGTATTTCTCTGGATAATCTACCGCATAACCTGTTTTATCGGCAACAAATAGATTTATAAGATAATTTACAAACTCTAGTGTTACGGTTTGCCAATTATTCATACGACTTAATATTTTTGCTCGTCGTGTTTTATAATCATTATTTTTATCTATGGGAAGCCCCAAAAACTGTTCCCATAAATCTAAGCCCCATGTTGCACTTTCGACAAAAAGCTGATTAAAACAATCTTTAATATATTGCTTTATATTCTCATGCTCTATATCACAAGCATTATTTGTAGTTTTAAATCTATAATCTTTAGATAAAAAATAAGGTAAATATTTCAAAATACTTACCTTATTTTGTCTAAGCCATATATCATTCAATTATCTTCACCTCGTTTACTGTAGGCATCTGCTCATCAGTTAGAGGAACATTTTCAGTATTGTTGTTTATTTTTAAATCCGTATAATCTAAAACACCTGTAGTTGCAGAATTGTTAAGGATAATACCACCAATCACTGCATAAGATACATATGTGGCATTAAAAATATTTTTCTTAAAATAATCATTAACAGCATTTTTTATACCCTCTATACTTGCTGTACCACTTGTAACCTTTAATTCTATATTTATTTTAACTGGCTCTAAACTTACAACCGTAACAGTTGCACCAATTGGTCTTTGCTCTTCAATATGATTTTTAACTTTTTCTATTAAATCTTCACTTGCAATACCATTATTAGCATCTGTTATTATAACTTTAACATTTCCAGGACCATTCCAAAGCCTTATTACCTTTACTCCACCGACTCCTGTAACTTCCGTCGCCCACTGTACATAATGATATGGATTACCGCTTGTTGCTGGTTTTTGTACTTTAAAAAGCAATCTTTCTAAAAGTTCTTCATCTGTTTCTTCATCAAAGCCATCATAAGCAGAATTTTTATTTGTAACAGCAGATACTCCATAAATACTCATAGGAATTTTTGTTATCGTCTCGGCATCTACATTACAAGAAGTACCTACATCTTGAGATTGTGCCTTTATATCTACTGTTCCTGTAGATTCTATTTTTTTAGTTTCTACTGTAATAAAATTTTTTCCATCATTGGTACTAAATAATGCACCTTCTGATACTGCTACTCCTGCCTGTCCCGTTATAGTTAAAATAACACTAGAATTTGTGGCTTCTTGTCGTATAATACCATGTTCTTCAGCTTTTTTTGTGAGCCAATCGCCCCAGCTTGTTTGTGGAAAAGAGGCTTCAATAATTAATGCCATTTCAGCATATGCTTTTTCAAACTCTTTAGAATTAGCAGATAGCGTATCCCACACAAAACCTCCTTCAATAATATTTACTTTATCGCCTGCTATTTCGGTATAATATTGCTTTAATCTATCCAAGATATTTTTTCTTGTTTCCATTTCAAACATATATATATTACACCTCGATTTTCTGCGTAGATTTACCATATACAGTGGTAAGCTCTAGATTTAAAATTATCTTTTTATTTACTTGTTCGACAGATATATTATTAACCTCTAAAATATACGGATTTACAAGCAATGTTTCTTTAACAGCATTATATAATTCATTAGCATTTATCTCATCATTAGCTACCTTCCCTACAAATCTTTCTAAATCCAAACCATAATCATCATAATATGCACCATATCGAAATCGTTCCGTCTGCAATACTTTATATACCCATACTTTTATTGCTTCATTTCGTGTAACTATTTTCATAGAACCATCATCATTATAAATAAAAGAATTTCGAGAAAAATCCCATGCATATTCTTTAAATTCTTTTTGCGTATTGTACTGTTCAGTATTTACGGTATTTCCTATCATAAAAGGATTAGCCATATCAATTACCGTCCAATCTTTTGCCTTTACTTAATATCCAAAACTGTTTCACTGTTTTATTATCATCTCCCATAATCGGTATCATTAAAACTTTATCGCCGATTTGCCATGTATCAGTATAAATAATAGAAGCTGTATAATCGTTATCGATATCGTGGTTATGACTTTCATAAGCAGCATCACCGCCACCACCACCACGATTTTGGGTAGCAGAAATTATATGTCCTCGTATCTGCCTTGTATGTTCCTGTAACCAATAATCATCTATATAAAACCACTTTTTATCAAGTAGCATACCATTCCATTGCACTTTTATTTCTGGTGGTGGACTTACAATAGTGCCAATTTGTACAGTGGATTGTAGTCCCGCTCTACCGCCAACATTACGAAAAAGCGTTAACATTGCTTTGTACGGGTCCTCCGTTTTTTTCATTCAATCACCCTTTGCTTGCTTTTATAATTTTTGTTGGTGTCATGTTTAGGCTATTGTAATCTCTACCATGTAACACAACGTTTTTACTGCTACTATTGCCGTAATATCCGCCATTACCATCATAAATTACTACATGGTCATCGTTACCATAAACAATAACATCACCTTTTTGAAGTTCTGAAACTGAAAAATCTTCTAAAAGACCAGCACTATCTGCATTTGCTACCATAGAAGGTACACCAACAACACCATTATTACACTGCTCTGCTAAAAACGGACTATAATAACTACCCATTTTTCCAACAGCTTCAGCACAACCATTTTTACCGTTATTCATGGTAGTCCCTCCCCAAGCATCAAAACCTGTACTAAGTCCTCTATCTACTTTTAAACTTCCATTACCGCCACCAGTAGTTTTTTTACGTTTACTACTCTTAAATACTGGTACAGCGATATCTTGCTGTTCAATTTCTGGTATTTGGGGATTATCTGGTATATACTCCAAAGTTAAATCCATTGTATGCACATTACCACTAAAATTATGCGTATCACTTTTTATAAAAAATTTGCCTTTGAGTTGCTCTTCCTGCACTTCAATCGTGTATCCGGTAATACACTGTATATTGCCAATCACTTTAATAGAACTTTCGTCCTGCAACCGTTTAAGTCGTGATTTTGCCATTTTTACGTTATCTACTGTTTCTCCCTCTTTATGTGGTTGCATTTTATAGATATCTTGTATCATGCCATAATGCGTAACATCATCATTGTTCGTGAAAACTTGGCAAATATTACCATTATCATCAACAGATTTTATACGATTTACCATGCTTTCAATACTTTCGGAGTGTTCCGAGTTATCAATATCAGTTAAATCAGTAGCTATATACTTTTCAATTAGCTCACCTTTTTTAATGACCGTTACATTTCCGTTTAAGCAAATTACCGTATAATCTTCACCGTTCGGATTATTTGTTGTGTCGGCTTTGGTATACTCAAATAACATTTTAAAAACTTCAGTACAAGATTTACCATCAACGATAAAACTTACTACTGTATTAATCTGTGGAATATTTGTAGATACATTTATACCTATTTCTGCACATACTTGCTTTATAGCGTCTGTTACTGTAATTCCATCAAATAGCATTTGTACCTTCGACTTTGCTAAATAGACCATATCATCGTAACAGGTAAAAGAAAAAGTAAATGTATTAGAATTTCTTTTTCTGTAAAAAATCCTACCCTCAAAGATTTCAACAGGTTCTGATTCTTCCGTTTCAGCGTAAGATAAATAAATAAAACCGCCTACTTTTAAATTTAAGGCGGTAAAGGCACTGTCTTTATCTACAGTATTATAAACAATCTCAAATTCAAGCTTTCTTGCTGCTTGTTCACTATCACCGCTCCATGTCCATTTCGTTACAAAATTTGTAATATCAAAATCAGATAGTGGTTCAGTGTATAGTTTATTGCTATTTTTCTTTTGCTGTAATTCTTCTTGTTCTTTTTGTGTAAGCGGTGGGTCTGTATATTTACATATAAGCATACTATCACCCTAGAAATTTATAATCGTATCATCGGAAATTTTTACAGACTGTTTTGTCGCGTGGAGTACAGTGCCGACATTCAGATTTTTTGTTTTCGCCAGTGTTTTAAATATGGATAACTGCTTTGCGTCCTGCTCCTCGATTGGGAAAAACTGCCCCACACTCTGCGCGGCAACGTCCATTAAATCCATGCCCGGATACCAGTTAATAATCTTTTCTTTCTGTTCTTCCGCCGTTCGGCTGGCAAGTCCCGTCGTATCGTTTAGCTTATTGGAATTCGGCAGTATATAACGGTACTCACGTAAAGATATAGAGAAATACACGTCGCTACTGCCATCTTTTTCGCTGTAGTCGAAACTGTCGATACTTACATTCAAATTTATATTCGTGCCGGATATTGCCAATTTACACGGCTGACCTTTCTGCGCAAAGGATTTTATCTTTTCTACATAGCTGTATGGGCTGTCCGGTGCCCCGCTCACAATGCCGCTATATGCTTGTGCCGGGAAAAAACTGGAGAATTTAACTGTAGTTAAGCCGCGTTTCCCCAGCATATTCACATCACCTAAAGAATTTACATTTACCGTGCTGTTATTGTAGGTATTACCAACCTCGAAACTAGGCGGCGATACGGGAAAAGTTACACTTTCCCCGGCACAGCTTAAAACCAATTTACAACCCGTATTCAGTCCGCTTCCCGACTTGATAAGACTGTCCACCGCCTGATTTAAGAAAGATAAAATTGAAGCCATTACACCGCCCCCTCATTCATGTTTATACTTCTCTTTTGCATTTGATAATAAATTCTCTGCATTAATTTATCCGCTAGCTCGTCCATGTCGGCATCTGATTTCATATTTGCACCATAAATATTAATACTGAAATTAAAATTATTACTGTTACTTTGATTGTCTTGTCGTCCCTGTGCATACGCTGTCTGAATAGATTTATCATGCGGAATGACACGTGTTCCACTTGGTAAATCCACAATTTCCGCACCTTTATCATGAATAATTGCAGGACCACCAGCAAAATTTTCAACGCCATTTGCGAATAGTGGAATATTTAATCCTTCAAAAGTTTTGCCACCTATACCTGGTACAATATCTGGCACAGTAAACTGAATAGAATTTATGCTTTTAATAATACCATTTATAGTTTCCTTTACACCGCCTAATATTCCATCTGCAATACCTTTAATAGCAGAAAATACACTATCAAAAATTTTAACAATTCCTTGCCATGCCATTTCCCAATTTCCCGTAAAAACACCAGTAAGAAATGTTATTACTCCATTCAATACACCTAAAAAACCAGTTATAACAGCAGTAGCAACATTAATTGCCATAATGATACTATTTGTTATCACATTAGCAACTACCACTAAACCAGATATAAATACACTCCCTAAAAATACAGCCAAAGCCTGAAGTATAGGCATGAGCATACCACTAACAGAACCGCCAAGAGATATGACTGTATTTATTAATTGGCTTATAGCATTAAACGCAGGTTGAAGTGCTAATAACACAGTATTTATAGCATTTGATATAACTTCCCTAAGTCTTACAAAAGAAACCATGAGCGTAGTTACCGCAGGCTGAATTTGTGTCCATGCTTCTAAAAGTGCAGTCTTAATCTGATTCCACAATCCAATTAAAAACGGCCCTACAGTTTCCCAATTTTGATAAATAAGAAAAGCAATTCCTGCTATAGCCATTAAAGCAATGCCAAGTGGTGAAAAAATAAATGCCCTAGATGCCGTTACTAATGTTTTTATAACACTGGTAATTTTACTAAGACCACTAGCTGTTGCAATAGCTACTGTTTCAAGTGTCATTGCCGACCTAACAGCAACAAAAGCTGTTTTTAATGTATTGAACGAACTTACTACATGTGTAACAGCAAATTGAAGGGCTTTATTTTGTATACTTCCACCCATTGCAGCTCTGCCAATATCACCATAAAGTTTTACAAGACCACCGCCAATACTTATAGCTTTACCCATTCCTAACATAAAACCAGTAAAAGCTACTGTTCCCATCAAGACATTACCAATTAATAATTTAGTTTCTGGGGATAACTTATTTATCATATCCGCAAAATTACCTATACTATCGGTTATCATTTTTATTTGTGGTGTCAAAACAGTGCCGAAGTTTATGGCCAAGCTTTCTAAGCTTCCCAACATACCATCAATACTATTTTTAAGCGTTCCCTTCATCACCTCAAATTGGGCTTGACTACTACCCGTAGCACTATCCATAGCGTCTTGAAGTGCCTGATAATCTTCTGGGGCTGTCTTAACAAGTGCTAAAAGTCCACTATATGCTTCTTCACCCGCTAATGCTTTAGCATAAGCAACCTGTTCCGTATTAGAAAGGTTTAATATTTTTCCTCGCAACTGTTCTACTATTGGTTGTAATCCAAGAAAATTACCCGTTGCATCTTTTACTTGTAATCCAAGAGCCTCTATAGCTTCTGCGGCTGGTTTAGGTGGTTCAGAAAGTCTAGAAAAAACAGAGCGGAGTGAAGTACCAATTGTACTTGCTTCTATCCCGTTATTTTTCATTATTGCCATTGCAGTAGCTAATTGTTCTATACTTACATTTAAAGTTGCTGCTGGGGCTCCTGCATACTGCATAGCTAATCCAAAATCTGCCATTCCCAGACTAGATTTATTAGCTGCCATCTGTACAACGTCTGCAACCCTCATAGCATTTTGTTCGATATCACCCTGTTTTAAATTCCAAATATTAAGGGCATTACTAACAACATCGGAGGTTGTGGCTAAATCCTCGCCACTGGCTACTGCTGCCGTTATTACAGACGGCATAACACCAATAACCTGATTAGCATCGTATCCTGCCGCCGCTAATCTATCCATACCCTCTGCCGCTTGAGTAGCACTTATTGGAAAATCTGCACCAAACTGACTGGCTTTTTGCCTCATCATTTCCATTTCATCTGCGGTGGCTCCAGCTTTTGCAGCTGCTCCTGTGATAATACTATCGAAGTCAATAAACGCACGACCGCCAGCAACTCCGATTGCTGTAATTCCTGCTGCAATAGGTAGCATGCTTTCACCTACACTACTAAAACCAGATCCAATTCTCTCGATATCTCTACCTAATCGACGGTTCATGTTAGCAGTTCTTTCCATTTCTCTTTGTACTGTTCTTAATGGATTGGTAACCCTATCCACCAAATTTAATACTACATCAATTACAGAAGCCATTTTTAACCTCCTTTCATTCTTCTATTTTCTTCTTTTATATCATCAATTTCTTGTAATACAAAAGCTTCTATTACAGTTTTTTCACCGATATTCATATTAAAAAAATCCAATGGTCGCATATGATGCTTTTTAAAAAGCCAATACATTATCTGTACCTGACCATCGGTTTTTATAAGTTTTTTATTTCATCAATATCTTCTTCTTTTTCTTTTTCATCGTAACCAGATAAAACGCTTATTTCCTCCGATATATCGGTTATTTCACCTGTTAAAAATAATTTTTCATATACTTCAAACGGTGTTTTTGCTCCAAATTTTTTCATTATTTTTTCATCTGCTAAATTTGGTTCCTTTATACCTTCATTTAAGGTAAGCATTCTTAATTTATAAAGGTCTATGCTTTTTTTCTTACTTTTTATATTAACAGCTATATTTTGAATTTCACTGTATCTTTTAGCAGGAATAGACTTTAATACAAGTACAAACTTTTCTCCTAAAGCTTTACTTAATCTTTCCACTTCATATTCTTTTGTTTTTTCTGCCAAAATAGCATTTGTATCGGCATTTAATAAAGCATCTACTAAATTCATTTATATCCTCTCCTTAAGCGTCTGCTGTAACTGGTACTTCAAAATCAGTGAAGGTAAAATCGTAATCATCTTCGGTTAATTTTTTAGCTTCCCAATCCATTAATGTGAGTTTATCGAAAGTAGCGTCTCTTATAATTACTTCTTCACGGCCCACTGCGTCTGGGTCGTCTAACTTAACCCTGATTGTAACGACTGTTTGACGAGCATTGCGAATATTATCCGCCATTAAATTTATAAAATAAGAAGATACATGGTTCATCTTTACGTTACCAGTGCCTTCACAACCTGTGATTTTATACTGCTTAAACATTGTTTTAACTTGGTTTACTTCTTCTTTTACAAGCTTTACTTCCGCATTAAAAGCAGTTACTTCCGCCATGTATTTTCCATCTATCCAGATTTCACCTTGCGTACCGCTCATTACTTGCTGTGCGTTAAATTTATCCATAAAATAAAGCTCCTTTCTTAAATATCAAATGGCAATTCAATATCTTCCATAGCGTCAATTATCTTAATTTTGCCTTTTAAAAATACTTTTTTCTTTGTATCTAGCTGGTTAATTTCATCATCACTCATATCTGCAAGTTCATCTTTGGTATATAGACCGTTTTGCAGCTGATAATTTTTTATTGCTTCCGTATCTAGTTCTACCGTAGAATAATTAGCTTGTAAAAGACCTTCACCTTCAAGTTCTTTAAGATATCCAGTTATTGCAGTAATAAGTAAACATTTATTATCATAAGTATTTGCATATTTACCTATATAGCTATCCTGTGCTGTAGTTCTAATATCATCATAAATCATATCCATAATGTCTACGATTTTAATTGTTTGATAGCCTTCTTGTTTTCCTTGCGTTGTAGTAACAAGACTATTTACTGCACGACTCATTTTATATTTTGTGCCATCATACCAAATAAAAAATTCACCATTATTAACTTTCTCATCGTTTTCATCAAGGTCGTATTTATCACAGTCGATAACCTCGGAAAGTGGCGCATATGTCGCACTTATAGTCATCGGTGTTCCGGCAATAAGTCCTGCGATACGTGCTGTATATTCTGCTGGTGTATACGTCTTTGTTGCTGTCTTGGTAGTTTTATTGCTAAAATTAATAATCCCTTCATAGTCGCCATCATATCCAGGAAGTACAGCTTTTACTTTTTTATATTTATTTTCCCTATTGGTCTTAATCCATGTACCGACAGTTTCAAGCTGTTCTTCTTCAATAGTAGGTATTGCCAGATAATCCCAGCGTTCTGCTGCAATTTTCTTTAAAGATTCCTGCCATTTATCCGCTCCTGTTTTACCTTTAGCTTGTAAATAAACTTTAACTCGGTACGGTGCGGTTACATATCCAAGCAAGCACTTAGTAATATAATCCTTATTATTCTCACTAAGTTCGCTAGGAATATCATCTGTCGTATAAATAACAAATGGATTTTCAATAATTTCCTGTTTTTCTATATTTCCTGTTATTGCTTGTCCTGTAATAGCCTTACCACAAATAGCACTTGTATTTACAGTTAATTTATCAATAACTTCTTGTTCTTCTTCTAAAATAAGAAACACAATGCCACGTTGACTACGTTCAATTGCTGCAATGCCTGCTTCTTTAAAAGATATAATCACACTTGGCATTCCTAACTTTGCCATATTGCTTTCTCTCCTTCGTTTATTCTCATTTTTAATTGCATATCTTCCATGATTTCATGGTGTTTATGTGGTCTAATAATTCGTTCCAAATAATCCAGTCTTATTGTCGTCTGGATAATATCCTGTTCTTCCCCCACTCTGTCAATTAGAAATTCATTTATGTGCAGATATCGCTCTTTTACAGGTATTCCCCTTTGAAAAAGTGTCTGAAGCCTATCCATAACATCAGCATAATGGATTTCATTTTTATCGGCATTTCGTGGGAAATACGTTGCGATAATGGACAATCTTTTCTTTGTTATATTTTTTGTCTGTGGGATATTAGTACATAAACATTTAATAAAAAAGCACGGTTTAGCGAAATCTTCTAAGATTTCATCACTATAAACCGTGCTTTTAAATTCTGCTTTCAGCATTCTGCCAATTTGATTTAAGATATCTATCTGTTTTACTACATCAGCCATCTAATTTATCTTTTACCCGCTTATATACACCTTTCCACATATATTCTTGTAAATCATCTTGCTGTTCATCTATGGTTTTTTGCAAAAAATGTTTTCCTTGTACAAAGCCTTTTTCATGTCCCTTTTTATCCATTATTTTATGTCCTCTATCAACTAGATGAAAATGTGGTGCAGTGGAATAAATATTAGCATGAATATCCTTGCCATAGCCTTCAATTTTCTTTTTCCAACTTTTATTTAATTTTCCTTTATGATCCTTTCCACTATCTGGACTATTTGTTTTTAAAGCCTTAATCATACGATTAGCACCACGATTTAAAACAGTCTCAACATCATCTGGAAAATTCTTTTGCACCGTCTGCAATCTACCAATAAATTCTTCAAAACTAATTCCCATCACTAACACCTGATTTCTTTATGCTACACATTAATTCTAGTTTTATATGCGATTCATAAGGATCTATGACATTTTTTATTTCATATAGATTATTTCTATATTTAACTAACATAGAATTATCTATATTTTTTCGATAGCGAATAGTTATTTTACTTAAATCTTCGGTTTTTTCTTTGTATTGCTCATAATAAGCTCTACCTCTAAGAGGTTCAATTCTTGCCCATACTTTCAAAAATGGCATTAATTTTTTCTGCGTCAAATTATACGGTGTTTCAACATCTTCATATTTTAAAATTGTTACACGTTTATCTAATGTACCAATTTCTTCAATATTAATCATGATGTTTCACTTCCTAACGGTTTATAATACTGTGCCAGAGAAATATGCGTAATTATAGCTTCTATAGAGTGTGGTAGATTGTTTACATTGGTTTTTGTAGAAAAAACACTTCTATTTTCATACCAGTGTGCTACCAACATTTTAACAGCCAAGACAAAAAGCTGGCTGTTATCACTATACGTTTTTCCGGTAGTCTGCTCTAAATAATCAGTAGCAGCTTCGATTAAACTTCCTATGAGTTCATCATCTTCAGTTAAATCTTCATCAATTCGCAAATAATCTTTTGTTTGTTTTAGTGTAACAGCCATATTAAATTACTCCTTAACTAGCAGAATAAGTACCTGTAATAGAAGCTGTACTTTCATCATCAAGATGAGCTGTACCTGTAATAGTTCCGCCAGTAATAGTAAGTTCTATACTTGTTATCTTTGCACCAGTATCTCCTTTTGCTCCAGCTGTTCCTTGCTCACCTGTTTCCCCTTTTGGACCTTGCTGTCCAACATCACCTTTTTCTCCTTGAGGACCTTGTTCTCCGTCTCTTGGTTTATCAATATAAATTAATTTTCCATCTGCTCCACGAGCTAAAATTTGATTTTCAGTACCATCTACTTCTGGTTTATCTAATTTATCTTCAATTGCATTTTCATGTGTTTCAAGTGCAGTTTCAATTTTATTCATATTTTCAGCATTTACTGGAGTTTCATTATCTACCCAATTAGTTTTTGTATACATAATTATTTACCTCACTTTTATTTAACTTTCTTTTCCTAGTATTGTTTGCCCCACTATTGCCTTACCTACTATTGCAGGTGTGGGGCTATTACTCTCCCGCTTTCACCAATTTAACAAGGCTATCATAGATAATAGGTTTACCATCACAAACTATAATACTTTTACGAACAATATCGTCTGTATCGTTATCTTCATATGTCTTCATACCGACTTGGAAGTTTGTATTTAATGTGTAGTCTGCAAAGTTATAAAGAAAAGCAAATGTTTTTCCTGCTTCTAAAGTATCAGAGAAGTTTTCTAAATAGTTTGTAAGCACTACAGTTCTACCTAATAAACTACGTTCTGCTTTTCCGCCAAATCCATAGTTAACACGTGCAATAGGTTGACCGTTTGTATCTGTCATGCCAATAAATGCCATAAATGTTTTTTTAGTCATACACCAAACTGCACCTGCTTCGTATTCCATTGGAAGCTCACCTTCAGCATTAACTAAAGTTTTATAGTCAATTTTGCTTACCTCTATTTTTGTGCCTTTGGCATCTTCTTTTAGAATACCTGTTGGTTGTCCAACACCTGTACCAGAAATAATTGCTTTTTCTAATGCTTTTGCCATTGCTTCTACTACATTATTAACAAGTGTTGTTTCAAAGGCACTATATGCCATATTTTCTGTTTCTAAAGTAACAGCTACAGCACAACGCAATTTGAAATGACTAAAAGTAATAGTACCAGATAAAGTCTTTTTCTGTTTATCACTACCAGCACCTTCAGCTACCCATGTAGCTTCCGGTTTTACATTAGAAACTGGAATTGCAACACCTGTTTTATAAGCTGTACGTGTTACAAGTGGCAAAATCATACCGTATGCTTCAAGTTTTTCGATAATTTTATTGAGTGTAACAGGTGGCACCAATGCACCGATATCTGTTGTAGCAGTTACTTCATCACTTCTAAATTCTTGAGGAATTTTTTCACCACGACAAACATAATTCATAAATGCCTGTCTATATTCTTCACTATCATAGATATTGGTTTTTACTGGTTTAGCTGTATTAGTTCTTGTTATCATTGTACCCATACCATCAATAATTGTTTGACGTCTGCGAATTTCTTTTTCTTCTTCGTCAAGTTCTCGAAGTTCTTTTTCAATTTCATCAAAATTAATATTTTTATTAGTTTCATCAGCTAACAAAGAGCGAATTTCTTCTTTTCTTTGTAAAATTTCTTCTAATCGTTTATTCATATTCTTTCTCCTTTGCATAAAAAAAGCACGTCTAACCGTGCATTACAAATAAGTCATTAAATATAATTTTTTTCTTCTTTTTTCTTCTTGTAAATCTTTTTCTAGGTTCACAAAATACTCTTTACTTCGTGCCTGTATAGATGTTCCATCATACGCTGGAAAATCGACAACCGCCACATCATAAATTTTATCAAAGGCGGTTATTGTACGTGTATAAATCTTATTTTCCCTATCAGATTCTGAACGCTCATTTTTTACAGTAAAAGCAAAACTCATCTTGTTTAAATCACCACGTTTAATAAGTTTATACACATCTGTACCATTATTGGTATCAATAATATCTGCACTAATTCTAAGGCCCTTATCATCGGTATTCATAATAAGAGTATTATTGCTTGCTCTAGCAAGTACCATAGCAATATCACCATGATTGTACTTAAATACAGTATCGCTCATGTCAGCACCATCGAAGGCATTGCGGTCTATTACTTCCATATACTTCCAACCGCTCCACTCGCTTTCCCATATTAATGCCCTTTGATTAAAAACTGCTGCATATCCTTCTACAAGTTGCTTATTTTCATCATCATTATTAGCTGGCTCTAGTAGTGCCATTCTCATTTCCATTTTCCCCATTATCTTCACCACCTTTCAATGAATTATCATTATTACCTGTTTGATATAAACTTTGGTCTTTAGCTTTTACAAAGTTTAAACTGATAAGGCGTTCATCACCGCCTTCAATACCAGCATAACCAAAGATTTCACGAATTTCATTGATTGTTAGTCCGCCAGTAGGAATAAGAGTTTCACAAACCTTAATTTTAGATGCTACAGACATGAAGTTTAATCTATTACTTTCTAAGATAATTTCATTGCCAAAGCCTCGCTCTCGTCTTGTAAAAATCTTATCTGTCATTTCTTGAGCCAGTTTAATTGACACAGGCTCAAGCACTGATTCATAAAAAGCTATATACTCATCTTCGGTATATTTGCCCATGATGATATTTTCATTAAGTCCGAAATGCTTATAAATATTATCTCTAACATAACTCATCTGTTGACTGTTAAAAGTGGTTACATTACTCGTAAGTTGATGAAATTCTGCTCTATTATCCAAGCTGGCAATGCCAGAAGGATTATTCGTTGCATACATATCTACAAATTCATCATGCGCATTTTTAATATCCTCTGGTCGAGCTTTTGCCTGCCATTGTATATATCCCCTCAACGCCGTAAAGTTTTTCACAGCATTGACAATAGATGCCTTCGCCGCTTTCAATGTGGATAAATCCTCAATCATTATCTTAGAATTATCATCACCAAATAATTCATCACGGTTAAAATGCCTACGAATATGAATAAGATTTTCATAAGGAATAGTAATTCTTTCACCAGCACCAAAAGTAAATCTAGCATAAAGATTATATGTTTTATCTTCTAATATCTCTAAAAGTGGAAAATCTAAAGGATACAAAGCTTTTATACCGCCTGTAAATTCGTCCCACTGTACATAGATAAAAGCATTGTTATAAGTAAAATACTGTGCTATAAACTTTTCTAAAAATTCACTAGCTGTCATCATTGGATTAGGATATGAACTTAATAAATAATTCAATCTATTACTAGGAACATTTTTTATTTTTCCATTATCCTTAATTACATGTTTTGGTCGCATTTTGCCAAAATGTCTTGCAATAGTATCTATACAATCTCGCACTGTAGCATCATCATAAGCATTACCAGAAAAAGGTGTATACATATTGGTATAGCCATTTAATAATTTTAAAGCAGTAACATCTTTATATTCTCTTGCTTTGCCAAATATTTTGCCAAACAAACTTCTAAATTGCAAATTCTCACCACCTTTAAATAATATTCATATAGTCATCTTTATTTCTCTCATAAACTACATACGCATCTAGAAGGCTTGCAAAGCCGTCAATTCTCTGTCGTGGATTTTGTAATTTACATGGCTGGATATTTCCATTTTTATCCATATCCACACTAACATTTGCCATGCACCATTTAAGTACAGGATTATTGTTATAGTTTATAAGTTTAGCTTCTAAATCTGCCCCCAAAGCTTTCATCGGACCAGATAAAGTTTTCTTACCCTGTATTACTGGCTCCATAGTTGGCTCGCCAAAAGTATTTATCATATCCTGAACAAAGTATTTTGCAGACCAACTATCATAGCCACATTTAAACAGGTATATATCTTTTTCATTTTGCATTTCTTCAAACCATTCAACAATCAAGCGATAATCTATACTATTGCCAGGACTTAACCTAATAAATCCTCGCTTTAGCCAAATATCATAAGGCACTTTATCCTCATGTACTCGTTTTTCAAGTAATTCTTCTGGTATCCAATACATCTGCTCTACATAAAAACGTTTTTCATCTTCAGGAGTTTTAAACAGCATAGTAGCACAAGTTAAATCAGTTGTAGCAGATAAGTCTATACCGCCGATGCCGTAGCGCGGTTTTAAAACTCCGATATCGAAAGTCGCTTCATTATTTAGTTGCTCGAAAGTCAAAAATGCTTCCGTCGCCGTTTCCCGAACATTAAAATCCTTGCACAGTAGGTTTTTAACATAATGCGGATTGGCTTTGGCACGGTTCACTTTATCTTCTAGCTGTTCGCGGCTCTTAATCGTGCCTAGTGCCGGATTGGCTTTCGCCCAGCAGGTTGGCTTTGTCCATTCATTGCGCTTGTCTAGTTCATATATTACCGGTAGAATGGTTTCATCTTTATATCCGTTTTCATCGCCGTACCCGGCTATGATATTCGCCGCTTCCTCATATTTCAAATCGAAAATACCCTCGCGGATTGTACCCGCCGTCGATGTGATAATGGATAATGGCTGTTCACGTGCTGTCATGCCATCGATTACTACATCGTAAAGGTTTTTATCTTTGATAGCGTGCAATTCGTCAATTAATGCTCCATGAACGTTCAATCCGTCCAGCGTGTTGCTGTCGGAAGCCAGTGGCACGAATACGCCGTCATTGAAACGGCACTTTATCCTCGAAACAAGACAGTCGCACCTTTTATTGAGCGACGGCGATTTCTTTACCATACGGACTGCTTCATTCCAGATAATTTTCGCCTGCTCTCTCTGCGTTGCCACGCTGTAGACTTCACTACCCGGCTCGCCGTCCGCCATTAATAAATAAAGCCCAATGCCGCTCGATAAAGTCGATTTTCCGTTTTTACGTGCCACAATTAAAATAAGCTCCCGATACTGCCGTAGTCCCGTATTTTTGTCGATAAAGCCGAACAATGCTGAAAGTATTGCTTTCTGCCACACTTCCAAAACAACCGGCTTACCTGCCCATTTGCCTTTCGAGTGCTTACAATAACGCTCAATAAAATCTATAGCGTGATTGGCTTTTTTCTCATCAAAAATATACCGACTGCCGCTATCATGGAGCTTGTCATGCAGGTGCTCAAACAGTTTTTTAACCTTTTCCGAAACGATTGCATCGCCGCTTTTTATCTTTCCGTAGTAGATTTCAATGTAATTCATACAATCACTACTTTTTCAACGTACCGACAAAGGCTTCAAAACCATCATCGACATCATCAGAAGATTTTTGCGGCATACAGGACAGCAGCGTTCGGATTAAAGAGTTATAGTTCTTTAAGGTGGTGGAATATGCTTTGCTGGCAGTAGACTCCTTTGTGCCGAATTGGTTCTGCCCGTTGCAATATTCTTCAACAAACCCTACTTCGTCAAGCTCTTTCTGCAAATCCGCAAGGCGAAATTCCAAGTCAACCGCAAAATCAATCATTCTTTGTACTACTGCCATTTTATCGTCGTCTATATTTTTAAATGCTTCCCTATATTGTTCTAATCTTTTCTTTCTTAATGTTTTTTCGCTATATCGCGGCACAAAATCATCTCCTTTCCAGTAAAAATTTCTGAAAAATATACCACACCCCTCTCGGCGGTGGCGTGTATTTTACACGTGTGTGGACCCTCCGGTCTGGTAAATTGTCAGACAATTTATTAAATACGGGGGTGTTGATACATAGCAAGCAAAGCAAAACGGTCTAACCTTACTTACTCATTAACTCTGACAGGCTCATCAACAGCAATCAGATTGCCGTCCTCATCAAAATACATTATTCTTGTATTGTTATCTCTACTATGTATCTTGTTATGACACTCAAGACACAATAACATTAGGTTGTCCCAACCATAAGCAATATCAAAGTTATTTATATTCTGTGGAGTAAGCGAAACTTTATGATGTACAATAAAACGTTGCCCTTCTGTACCCTTGCGAGCAATCGTCCTGTTATGGCACATCTCACAAATATAAAGCTTAGAACGGGCAAAGGCTTTAGCACATTTTCGCCATCTTGTACTGTTATAAAACTTACGTGCAAATTCTTTAGCCATTTTTAATCAATCTCAAACGATGCAAAAACATCTGTGTCAAATCTAGCTACATATGCACCATCTAAAAAAATATCCATATATTTCTTGCCAAAATATACTATACCCTCACCTTCAAAAACATATACTCGATTATTTTTAGTTGTTACTTCTATACGTTCTTGTATAGGAAACTCACATCTATCTATATACATTATTCTCACCTTTCTATTGTTTGCATTTCTATTGTTTTGATACTTGCAATTTTTCGTACTGCTACAAAGCGATTATCCCAACTTTTATATTTACTATCCGCCAAAACAGATTTTTCTTTAGCATCTAATAATACTGCTTTTGCTCGTACTACATCATCATCTGTATTAACCAGTGCTTTTATTTTTATTTGATTAGACTTAGGATATTGTTCAGAATACATAAGATACTTTTCATCCCATATCTGCTTATATGCATCATCTGCTTGTGCCAGTATGTTTTTAGTCTTCGCCACATATTCAGATAACGTTGCTATTGTATTTGTTATCAGAGCAATATCATCTATTAACTCTTGCCCTGTCGGATTATTAGATATCTTAAATTCATTATCCATATAAATCCCTCAAATATTCTTCACACTTAGTTTTAATTAGTTTAAGTTTATCTGTATTGTGACGAGCATAATGACAATTATCACATAGCACTACACCGCCAGAAATTATATCCGACTTCTCTTGACCACACGGCTCATGATGAAACTTATGGCTATCATCTACATATTTTCCACATACAATACATCTATGATTATCACGCTCAAATATATCATGGTTTAACTTTTTTAATTTTTTGCCATATAGTTTTACACGTTTTTGTTTTTGAAACATAACCTCACCTTCTTAAAAATGGGTACAAAAAAACGGCTTAACCAAATGGTCAAACCGTCTTTTTACCTTATCAGTTTCTCATCTATTCAATTTTTACTAATTATAATTATATCATATACCCTATAGTCTCATCTAGTCTCATTTAGTCTCATTTTGCAATTTATCACTGACAAATTCTAATCCCTGTTTATGCATTCGCATAACATGACTTCTACTGTATTTCATTTCTTTCTGAATAACACTCCACTTTTGAAAACTAAGATACCGCAATGACAATATCCTTTTCATTTTTACATCTATATCAAGTTCTTTTATGAACTTTTCTATCTCTTTAATCTTTGCCAGCCATAAATTCCTCTCTTTTTCCAACTCGCTCGCCTTTTCTTCGATTTTGCTTATTTCCGCACTAATATCGTATTTCTGATTAGTTTTGCCAAACGTGAGCTGATAACTGGCAATTAATGTTCTTGATGTTTTTTTTATTTCTGCCAATTCATATGCTAAAGCTATTGCCGTACTTCTTGCTTCATATGCTTGATTTAAAAATTTTTGTGCTTCTTCGATTGTAGCCATATGATACCTCCATTATTTAGACGCTAAAAGGATAGCCTTATTTAAAGCTATCCTTTTATTTTATTATTCTACATATTTATCATAATACTCAAAACATAATCGTCTTATATCATCTTCACCAAATCCTTTATTTAATAAAACCTTTTTTGCTCTCATCATCTCATAATAAAATTCACCATATTGGTCTATTAAACAACTCAATACTATTTCTTTAGGATCTTTTAAACTCAAAATTGTTTCTCTTATATCATTAGCCCATGCACTATTTAAATCATATTGTTCTATAGCATCTTTATATTTAAATTCAAGTTCATCAAAACTTTTCATTCTTTAGCACCACCTAATAAACTTCTAAATACTTCGATAGCCTTTCTATTATACCTAAATGTCTGTACTTCTTTATTAGAATATCTTGATTTATCATAAAAATACTTTCCGTACTCATCTGTTTTCAAATTATGTTTATTTGCTAAACTACCGATTTTATTTTTAGAAACTCCAAAGATTTCGCCTACTTCTGTTGCCGAATAAGTCAACTCTTTTACTTCAGGCAATGGTAACACATTACTTCCTGCTAAAGTATTAAAAGCATAACTTTTTGCCATTTGTTTATATTCTTTTATGTCTACTTTATCAGCTAATTCCAACCACAATTTTGATTTTTCCATTTGAACTTCATCATATTTACAATCAAGAATTTTTTTATCAACACTTGATACTTGTAATTGTTTTAAATATTGTTCCATTTGTTCAAAAGCTGTTATATATTCAATTTTCCATTGCATTGCTTTTTTGCCAGTAAAACCCATAACAATAAGAGAAAATCCATTTTTATTCATAAGATATTCAATATTTGATTTTCCACTATTATCAATATATGTTGTTTCATAAAACCATTTTTTTATTTCATCATTTCGAGTTAACTCACTAAAGCCATTTTTGGCTTGAGTCAATTCTATAATATTTTTTATTGAACGAAGTACTTTTGAATGTTCTTTTCTAAAGCTATCAGCAACTTTTCTACTGGATACTACAGCTTGATTATTTACTATTTGTATAAGATTTTCCATTATATATTCTCCTTTTCTGTACTCACAAAGAATGATATAATAGATTTATCAGTCCTTGTGGGATTGTGTATTAAGCAACCTGAATGCTTTGGTCGGTAAGCAGGTTGCTTTTTTATTTGTCTTGATACAACTTATCTATACCCATTCTAACTATAACTGAACGATTAGTATTATGTTTCTCACATAATTCATCTAATCTATTAAGAGTATCATTGTCCAGTCTTACTCTTAACATATAATCTTTTGGGTTATCTGTAAGTTTTGTACCTTTCTTCATAGCAGCCAAAACTTTCTCTCCTTTCTTTGTTGCTACAAACTTAGTATAATTGTAGCAACAAACTTTGTCAAGATAGTTATTATTTGCCGACCTCAAAGAATAACCTATATTATCTTAGAAATTAATGCTATGTTTTAATTTTTTAATCTTTAAATTAAAAACACTCATTATTTTTAAATTCCATTCAAAAATTTTATATATTACCTTTTTAAGAATGGGATTTTTTATATGCTTTGTTTTTTCATATAACTTACCAAATTTATAAAATGGTCGCTCTAGCTTTAATAATAACTGTATCATCAAAAATAAAATTACTTTTCTCATACAATCACCTTTTTTATATCAAAATTTATAATTTTATAACCTTTTTTAGATAATTTATACGCTATACCTCGTTTAAAACTATCTAGCCAAGAATTTTTATTCAAGTTCTTGGCTTTAAGATAGTTTATTTTTCTCTTAAAAGGGTATCTCTTCATCAGGTGGCACTTCTTGACCAAAAGATTTTGCTGATTCTGGTACAGCACCGCCATCGAGTTTCGGTTTACTTCCCATAAACTCTACATCATGAGCTATGACTTCTGTTACATAACGTTTACTTCCATCTTGTGCATCATAACTACGAATCTGAATACGACCTTCAATCAAGACTTGACTGCCTTTCACTAAATTATTACCTACAATTTCCGCTATCTTATCCCATACAACAATTGGAATGAAATCCGCTACTTTTTCTTTACTAAATCTTCTATTTACCGCCAAAGTGAAACTTGCTACTGCTACTCCAGTTTGCGTATATCTTACCTCTGGATCCTTTGTTAATCGCCCTGCTAATATTACCTTATTCATTTATTACTCCTTATAATTCAACTTTCTCCCAATAATAATTCATATCTGTTAAATACAAATCGCCTTTTATATACTCTTTATGTTTTCTTAGCATCTGAATTAATTTTCTAAGGCAAAACTCACTTGCTTCCGCCTTAGTTATAATTCCACTATCAGTTTCTAATACTAAATACACTCTATTATTCCATCCTTGATTAAATAGTAAATAACACTAGGTAGCTTAATAACTCTATCAAGAAAGATTTTTACATTATAAAATTCCTTATCTTGGCTTATATCTATCAAGATACCTCCAGTTAATATATTTTTCTTATATAATCTTTTCTTCCAGAATATGCCATCTTCACATATTACTTTCTTGAAGCCATAATCTTGTAATCTATCTAAATTCTTTTTACTTACTACGACCATGTTTAAGTCCTCCAGCTTTTCTGATGTTAACCCAACGATTTAATGGGCAACATCTATTATTTAAAATACGTTCTTTATTTTTCTTATTAATTTTGATATTTACACTACATTCCAATGGATAATTTAATGGCTTATATCCATCTTTTGGTCCAATGATTTCATCACTGGTTATTTCATCTAATTTTTTTGGTAATTTAAAATCTAAAATTATTGGTTCTTCATCTTCTTTTTTTCTTCTAAATATCCTTTTTATTAATTCAATTAATCTTCTTATTTGTCTCATCTATATAATCCTCCACACACTGAGTTTATATACTCAATGTTTTTTTATCCTACCATCATAAATCCAATACTGATAACTCCGATCACCGCCACAGCTTCTAAACAATATTTGCAAATATTATCTTTTCTTTTACGTTGTTTAAGTCGTTTAATATCCGCACTAAATTCTGAATCCAATGGTATATTTATCGTTTTTATATTTTTCATCTATCTTCCCTCAAATCAAATTTTCAAATAAACAAAATTGCTTGCTAAACTTAAGATTTACTGTTCCTATAGCTCCATTCCTATGTTTAGCTATTATTAATTCTGTAAGCCCTTTATCATTTGTATTAGCGTTATAGTATTCATCACGATATAGAAACATTACTATATCCGCATCTTGTTCTATCGCTCCACTCTCACGAATATCTGAAAGCATTGGTCGTTTATCTTGTCTTGATTCTACTGCTCGACTTAATTGAGAAAGAGCAATTATCGTTATATCTAATTCACGTGCTAGTAATTTTAAACTTCTTGATATTTCACTTATTTCTTGTTGCCTATCTATTTTTCTTGATGAACCTTGCATAAGCTGAAGATAATCTATGACCAATAGTTTTATATCTTTCTCACGTTTTAATTTTCTTGCTTTAGTCCTAAGCTTTGACATATTCAAACCCGCTGTATCATCAATATATAACGGCTTTCCTGATAATATTGTTGATGTCAATGTTAAACGTTCCAATTCATTACCATCTAACTTTCCTAGTCTTATGCTATTTGAATTGATTAAACCATATAGACTAAATAATCTATTGGTAAGCTGTTCCGATGACATCTCAAGCGAAAATATTGCTACAGGTACATTCTTTCTTGCTAAATTAGCCAGAATATTAAGTGCAAAAGCTGTTTTTCCCATACTTGGTCTTGCTCCCAAAATGATTAAGTCCGATTTTTGCAAACCGCCAGTCATTCTGTTAAGTTCACTAAATCCAGTATCAAGACCAAATAATTTGCCATCTTGACTACTGTTATATCTTTTCTCAATTTCAGTAAAAGCATTCATGATATACTCTGCTGGTTCAACAATTCTATCTGTATTATTTGCCGTTTTAGCGATTTCTAAAATATCTTTTTCCGCATTATCAAGCACCAAATTTATATCAACATCTCCATCAGCCTCTCGTGCCTGCTGAATAATTTTCTGTCCTGCATTGATTAATTCACGCTTTATAGCATTTTCTCTCACAATATTGGCATAAGACTTTATATTGACAGCAGAAGGAACACAATTTGATAAATCTGTTATATAAGCTATACCACCTACAGCTTCAAGCTGATTTGTATTTGTTAACTTTTCCGTTAACGTTATACTGTCTATATCCTTCCTCGTATTAAATAAATCTAATATCGTAAGATAAATAACTTGATTTGCCTTTCTATAAAAATCTGTAGATTTTATAATCTGATTGACTTCATCAATCACTATTGATTTATCCTTAGCAATTAAAATTGCTCCTAATAATGCTTTTTCTGCTTCTACATTATGAGGGATTACTACCTTATCCATTTTTCTTTATTCCCTCCTGCTCCAAAAATTCATCAAGCAAACTCTTTGGTGCTCTATTCAAAGCTAATTGTTCAGCATCTGATAATTTACTAAAATTAACAGTATTTACTTTATTTTTCGTTTTATATTCGTCATAACCATTAACTTTCCAATTATTCAAAATAGCTTCTATATAGCCTAATTTTCTTTTTCCTTGCATTACAGCTCTTGTAATAGCTTCTTTTACCCATTCAACACCATATTCATCTATATCATCTATTAATCTTTCATATTCAATAGAGTTAATAGAATAATTTATATTATTCATATAAATATCTATTACTTCTTTTTTTTGAAGATCAGTAGTAGTAGATATTATTCTTCTACTATCTTTCTCTTTATCTATCTCTATATCTTTATCTATATCTATCTCTATATCTGCCGTTGCATTTTTGTTGCTAATTTTGTTGCATTGCAACAATGGGATATTTTTATCTAAATTATTAGAGATTTGTTGTTTTTTCTTTTCCCTAGATTTTCTACTACGACGTGTACTTTCCGTTTCTGAACCAATCATGTACTGTACTTGATTTAAATATAATTCTCCATTATCTAAAATCTTCACAAGTCCAATTCTTTTTAAAAGTTCTAATGCTACGATAACTGTATCTTTTGGTGTATTAGTTATCTCTCCTAATTTTTTAGCATCATATGGAATAAGCATATCACCAACTTGTCTAACTAATACACCGTTATTATTTATAGACTTCAAACACAGTTTTAAATAAAATAAACTATATAATTTCCCATTTTCTTGTTCTTCAAGCCATGATATTGCTTCATCTTGAAAAAAATCTTCTCTTAGTTTAAGCCAATAATATCTTTTATTTATAGCCATTATCTTTACCTCGTATTTTAAAAAGCCACCTAAAATAGATGGCTTATTTTCTGTTTTAATGTTATAATTTAGTTGCGATTTTTAGTTTTGTTGACTAGTCATGTGCTGGTCAACTATTTTTTTTAGCTTAAAAAAGCTAATACAATTTTCTAGCATTGGATTTATTTCACTAGGTTTATGGATGCCATTAGGAATTTTTATACTAATACCTTGTTTTGTATTTGTTTCATAAATTGTTTGCATATTAACTAACCTCCGAGATTTTTCTTACTTTTTCTTTTAAACTTGCTTTTAAAATAGCACTAGCATATGCTTTACAAAAACATTCTTTATGTTCTTGCTTAAAATTACTAAAATATATTTTTGCCTCCCCTGATTCTGTCTTTATCTCACCAATATAAACAGAATTTTCAATAATATTTTTCATTTAAATGACCCCTTATATAGTAATTGACCTTTTTATGGTTGCTACCCATACATAAGCTATAAATTTTGATACAGCGGTTTCATCAATAACCCACCGCCAAGCGTTCATGACAATAAAGAAAATAATCAATAATAGCTAGACATTATATTAAATACTTTTATGTTATAATCATCTTATAAGGAGATGACTATAATGGAACAAGTTACAAATCAAATTTTTTATCACATTCAAAAAATAAAACCTAATATTACTCCTTCTTTACAAAAAGGATTAACTTATACAGCGGGCAAAGAAAAAAACCCTTTTATTTCGATTTATGATAATATAGATTTATCTAAATTTCCCAACCCATTAGATGAATGTATGTTATATATTCGAGAAAATTTATTTGAAGAAGTCAGACAACAATATTTCCCACAACTTCCTTCAAGACAAAAATCTATATGGCTTATTCCACATAATGAAAATTCATTATCTTTTTGGAAAGAAGCATTACAAGTAAATAAATTAAGTACTCCATATCAAGTGTTAGAATTAGTTTGTTCTGGAAATATTTTTTATGGAAACGAAAAATATTTAAAAACTTCTCCTAATTTTACTTTTAATAATTATCGACAATATGCGTTCAATTATTGGAATGGTTCAGACACTAATCTTAAAGAAAATATTGCTGTAGAATGTATATTTAGTGGATATTTTACTGTCAAGGAAATAATTTATTAAATTGCTCTATCGGAATACCATTAATATATTTAGTTATTGGAGTAGTATTATATTTGCAATCCTGACAATGAATGTATTCATGACGACAATTTAAACAAGCTCTTTTTATCTTATAAGACACAGTCACTATTTCATCATTTTTATCCTGCTGTTCTTCAAATTGTCGTTTAAATTTAGATTTTTCTTTTTTTAATAACTCTTTATTCATAAAATTTTCCCTTCTTTTTATAAAATTTTTAACACAATTATCTTATAATTATCACTATACTTTTGAGCTTAACCATAGTTTTTTCAGCTTATGCTATAATGAATTTGTCATAAGACAAAGCTCGTTTTTTCTAAAAACTTCATTTACTTCAACTTTTATATTTATTTACTTGCAAGCTAAGGGATTTTTTTCAACCCCTTAGCTTATTTTTATCCTGCTATTAATTGTTGCGATAACAACAATCTAAACGCTTCACGTCCTCGTGGTGTGATAAGTGTTTGAATACCACTCCAGCTATCATCTTTAGCTTTTTGTTCTTTGACTTCAAAATAACCCTTACCATTGCTATCATTTGCTATAAACTGAGAATATGGCTGTAATTTACCTTTAATATTTCGATAAACAAACTTTCTTTCTAAAAGCCAATTTATAAAATACTTTTGACCAATGTGTAACATTTTTGCTGTATCTCTAAAATTAGTTAGTGTATTTCTATCAACTAATTCATCAAAATAATCAGCTTTAGGCTTCATTATTTGATTTTCTGTAGTAAGTTTTAGAATTTGTTCATCTTTCATCAATAGATTTTTATTAGCAATGGTTAACGCACGACTCATTACCATTTCAGGGCTATTCCATTTTTTACCGATATCTATAAAATATTGACGAGCTATCATTCCTTTTTCATTTCGTTGCATCATAGCAAGGTGTTTTGCCATATCTAAAGTTAATTGGTGGTCTATGCTAGGTCTACCACCTTGAGGTTTTTCCGTTTTTTCGGAAAAACTTATAAAATCAATGTTTTGTTTAAATCCAGCTTCACACATACGATTAAACCATTGAGTATATTTCTCTTTTACTTCTAAAAAATTATGAAGCATACGACCACTTACTGTAGGCTCACCATTTTTATTAACTTCAATTTTCAATAAATTATTCATAAAATCACTCCTTTTAAAATTCACTAACAAATCAGCTATAAAAACTTTATTAGATTTTTTATTTATTTAAAATTAAATAGATTTAACATTCTCCATCTCTTTTGCCTCGTTTTGTGGCTGAATTGGGTAAAAAATTTCCTCGATTGAAACATTATAATAATTTGCTAATTTTATCTTTATATCATCTCTTGGTATACGCTTACCATTTTCATACATTGATATTGCCGAGCGAGATATATTACAACTATTAGCAACTTCTTTAGTAGTTTTTTTATATTTTTTTCGTAATTCTAATAAATTATTACCAATAATTTTTGAATTCAATATATATCCTCCTTATCATCCTGCCACATATCGTTGACAATAAATACATTATCATATTATTACCTCTATGTCAACATTACGTGGCAGATTTATTGATATTGTTCACATTACGTGATATTATTTAATCATAGGAGTTGATTTCTATGTCATTTAATGAACAATTAAAAAAATTAAGAGAAGAACGTAATCTTTCACAATCAGATTTCGCAAAAGATATTGGATTAACAAGAAGTGCAATAAGTATGTATGAATTAGGTAAACGAGAACCTAATTTAGAAACATTAAAAAAATTTGCAGATTTTTTTAATGTTTCTATCGATGAATTAATTGATAAAAACAAAGAAAATAAAGTTCAAAAGAAAAAATATATTGCATTACATCGTTTAGTTGATGAATTACATCCTGAAGATATTCAAGAAGTAATTGACTTTGCTAAATTAAAAAAATGCAAACGTAATAATATTAAAATATGGAATGATGATGATGACTTCTAATTTATATCCTCAATATAAAAAAATGCAAACATTAGCAAGAGAACAACTTTTAACATTACCAGTTGGTTTACCAATTAAGGTAAAGCCTATTGTAAATTATATATTGAATAATGAAAATTTTGAAATTTATACTTATAAAGATTATGCAAAATTGGAAGGTTTTGAATTAACCTTTGATAATATTGAAAAATATTTTAATAGTAAAGATGCAAAATTAGTATATAATTCTAATGATGATATGTATACTTTATTTTATAATAGTGAAATGCCCTCTATTAGAAAAGCCTGGACTTTTGCCCACGAACTAGGACATTATTTTGCAGGACATCATTTTTATATAGAAAATGATAACGTTTCCAAAGAATTAAATAATGTACTAGAACAAGAGGCAAATTGTTTTGCTAGAGAATTATTAGTACCTTCTGGTTTAGTTCTTTATATAGCTGATTATTATAAAAGTAGAGATGTTATTTCATTCTACACTATATTAAGAGCTATTTTTAATTTAAGTAAAGAAGCCTCTTTTTATATTGCAAGAGATTTATCAAAAGTACGTAAAGAATATACAGAAAGAAAAATTTATGAAAATTATATAGATATTATTAAACGTTATTATCCATTTTTATATAAAAAAATTTTCTTAAATATACCATCTAGAGATGACTTTTATTCTTGGAGTATACATTATAAATATGAATACGATCCATTTTCATTTTATTTTTACAGAACTAAGCCTTCTCCTCCATCAAAGTTTTTAAAACATTAT